GAAAAAAAAGTGTGTAGAATGCGAGGAATTATTTACTCCTACCAACTCTATGCAAAAAGTTTGCAGCTATAAATGTGCGATTGTTTTTTCAAACAAAAAAAAGAAGCAAAAAGAATCAAAGCTGTGGAGCAAAGAAAAATCAGAGAGAAAAGAGAAGCTACTCTCCTACTCTGACTGGCTTAAAGCATTTCAACAGGTATTTAACGCATATATTAGATTAAGAGATAAAGATTTACCATGTATAAGTTGCGGAGCAAATGAACCTACCAAAACGTACGATGCAGGACATTATAGAAGCGTAGGAGCGCACCCAGAATTAAGGTTCAATGAGGATAACGTGCATAAGCAATGTAGAAAATGTAATGGATATTGGGGAGGTAATCTAATCGAATACAGAAAAGGTCTAATAAAAAAGATAGGAGTTGAAAAAGTAGAACATTTAGAGAATTTTAAAAACACTTTAAAACTTACAATTCCAGAAATAAAAGAAAAAATAGTTGAGTATAAAAACAAAATAAAAGAGTTGAAATGCCAAAAAAATTCATCACACTAATTAAAGCAGAAGATCCGAAAGATGGAATGATAAAAACATTTTACGGACCTTACATTGAAGCTGAAACAATAGAACAAGCTGAAGAGTATTGCCAAAAAAATAATCTAGGTTATTTACAAGTACAAAATGAATGTGTAATTGCTGAAATAGAAACCGATATTGACTTATTATTCAAATCATTCAAATTCAAAGACTAATTAATAAATGCAAAAAAATAGTTTATCTGGCTCTATTATAAATGAATTAGAAGTTGCTGAAAGTGATTGGCAAGATAGACTGAATGCATTAAAAAAACTAAAAGAAATAAAGTCTAGGATTGTAGAAAAAGTAGTAATCATAAGAGAAGAAAAAACTATAAAGACTTATAATTATGTGCGGAAAAATAGGTTACAAAACCACTAAACAAGCAACAACCGCAATGCACACAATAAAGAAACATTCTAAACGCTCTGTAATCCCAAAGCGTATTTATTTCTGTAAAGACTGTAACCAATATCATTTAACAAGTAAACTAGATAAATATTTAGAGTAATGGGAAAAGAAGAAAAAACATCAAACGCTGGAGCGCCTTCTAAATATAAAGAAGAATACAATGAGCAGGTTTATAAATTATGCTTACTTGGTGCTACGGATAAAGATATTGCTGATTTCTTTGATGTTTGTGAGGCTACAATTAATAACTGGAAAATTGATTATCCTGAATTTTTAGAGTCCATAAAAAAAGGAAAGAAAATTGCGGATATACATATAGCATCAAAATTATTTAATAAAGCTGAAGGTGCGATAGTAAAAACGCAACAAGCATTTAAAAAGAAAAAAGTTTATTGGGATAATAACGGTAAAAGATGCGAAGAAGAAGAAATTGAAATTGTAGATTTAGAACAAGAACAACCGCCAGATTCTACCGCCTTAATATTTTGGCTTAAAAATAGAAACCCCGAATTTTGGAAGGATAAACAAATTGTAGAGCAAAACGGAAATTTGAATATTTCATGGAACGAAGAAAAAACGTATAAAAAATAAAGATATTTTAAATAATATTAAATTCTATTAAAAAGTATCTAATCTATATCGGAACTAAATTATGAAATTATCAATAAAACAGACTACCGCCCTAGACTATCTCGAAGACAGCGTAACGACTGAGATAGGATATGGCGGTGGCTGAATGGCGCTGGTGGTGGAAAATCTATTTTAGGGTGTTATTGGCAAATAAAAAACCGCTTAAAATATCCAGATACTAGAGGTTTAATAGGTAGAGCTTCATTAAAAACATTAAAAGAAACTACTCTACAATCTTTCTTTTGGGTTGCTAATCATCAAGGATTAAAAGCAAATATACATTACAAGTACAATGCACAATCTAATCAAATAATTTTCCCTAATAAATCAATTATCTTTTTAAAAGATTTATTTCTGTATCCTTCCGATCCAAATTTTGACGAGTTAGGCTCTCTCGAAATTACAGATATGTTTATTGATGAAACAGCGCAGATAACAAAAAAAGCGTGGGACATTGCTCAATCTAGGATTCGTTACAACTTAGATAAATACGACCTAATTCCAAAATCATTATGGACATCAAACCCTTCAAAAAACTGGAATTATACCGATTACTTTTTACTTTATGAGAAAGGCGAATTGCCAGAGCATAGAGAATTTGTACAGTCTTTAGTAACTGACAATCCTTACATCTCTAACCACTATATCAATAACCTAAATAAATTACCTGAAGTTGATAAGCAAAGGTTATTATATGGTAATTGGCGTTATGATAGCGACCCGTCTAAATTAATAGAATACGATAATATTATAAATTGTTTTTCTAATGATTTTGTCTTACCTGGAGAAAGATTTATCACAGCAGATATTGCACGTTTCGGAAGTGATAAAGCTGTTATTATTGTTTGGAGTGGATTTAGAGTTTTAAAAATAATCGAATTTGCTAAATCTTCAATAACAGATATTACTGAAACTATTAAACTATTAACAAGGGAGTTTTCTGTTCCTATGTCTAATGTTATTGCAGACGAAGATGGTGTTGGTGGCGGTGTAATAGATATTTTAAATTGTAAAGGTTTTGTAAACAACTCAAAGCCTTTTAACGAAAATGATGTTCAGGTTCAATATAATAATTTAAAATCACAATGTTATTTCCATTTATCAAAACTCATCAATGAAAATAAATTATTCATTTCTTCATATACTACAGAGCAAAAAGAAGCAATTATTCAAGAATTAGAACAGGTAAAAAGAAATAATATTGATAAAGACGGTAAACTTTCAATACTACCAAAAGAAAAAGTAAAAGAAATTATAGGTAGGTCTCCCGATTATGCAGATGCTTTAATGATGAGAATGTATTTTGAAGTAAATAAAGGACCAGAATTTTTCGTATTTTAATTGAAAATCACTATATTAGAGATAAACGTATAATAATGGCAAATTTTTTCAAGAAGCTTTTTTCATTTGAAGATAAATCCACCGAAGATGTGGTTAATAAAACTGTTCAAAATCTTTTCAATGAAGCTTTTTATAAAATGATTGGTGGCAGAGATGCACAATATGATTATAATAACAAAACTTATTTAGAGAAAGGTTACGGAATAAATCCAGTTATCTTTTCTGTTATTGACCAAAGATGCACTAAAATAAAACAAGTTCCTTTAATTGTAAAGAAAGTTAAAAACAAAAAGCAATTTAATAAATACCTATCATTAAAAACTGCAACTAAAGGTAACTACTCTATTCATCAATTAGCAAATAAATCAAAATTACAATCAGAATCACTAGAAGAAGAAATAGAATTCCCTCTTTCAAGACCAAACGCATTGCAAAGTTGGTCTGATGTTTTTGCATTGTCAGAGATTTATTTACCTACTACAGGCAATGTTTATTGGTATGTTCAAAGTCCAGAAGATGGAATGAATAAAGACGTGCCTATGAATTTATACGTTTTACCTAGTCATTTGATTAAAATAGTTTTAAAATCTACTAATGATATTTTGCGAGAGGAAAATCCTATTGAAAAATTCATGCTGATTGAAGGTGATCAATTTATAGAATTTCCTGCAAAAGATGTAATTCATATCAAATACCCTAATCCTTTCTTTGATTTTAACGGAACACATTTATACGGTCTATCTAAAGTTAAAGCTTTGTTAAGAAATATTGAAAGTTCAAACGAGGGATTAAATTCAAATGTAAAGACTATGAAGAATAGCGGTGCATTTGGGTTTATTACAGGAAAAAATGTTCTTACTCCAGAACAGGCGATGCAATTGAAAGAAAAGCTAGTTGAAATGGATAAAAATCCAGATAGACTTGCTAAAATTTCTGGAACTTCTGCACCTGTGGAATTTACTAGAATTTCTCTTACAACTGATGAGCTTAAACCTTTTGACTTCTTAAAATATGACCAAAAACAAATATGTAATGTTTTAGGCTGGAGTGATAAACTTCTTAATAATGATGAATCAGGACAATGGGGAAATGCAATAAAAGAAGAAAAGAAAAGAGTTTTATTAGATACTATTGTACCAGATTTAATCCTTTTTGAAAATGCATTAAATGAAAGTTTTATAAAAAGATTTAAAGGTTTAGAAGATGCTTTTTGTGAGTTTGATTATACTGAACTTCCAGAAATGCAAGAAGATATGAAGTTATTATCTGAATGGTTAAGTAAATTACCAATAACTCCTAATGAATTCAGACAAGCATTTAAATACGAAACTATTGACATGGAGGAAATGGATATTCCAATGATAGATTCTAGCAAAAAAAGAATTGATGAAGTTGGAATTACGCAACAA